TTCCAATCTGTGTGTCTCGCATGTAATCGACAACGCAAAGAATCGGGTTCCGCGTATAAGCCTGGTATGTTGCGTTCGTTGGGTTCGCACCGGCTGACGTATCTAAGCGCGGGTCATAGATATTATTTTTGCCCTGCATTAACGCCCGAATATTTCTCGGAGCGCCACGCTCAAAAACCTTCTGACTCGCCTCGGCCAAAACCAACCTGATTACCGAGTAAGCAATCCCCCTGCCTCTATGATCGGTTGTAATGTCGGTAAACGTATTGACGTAAGGCGTGATTGCGGTCTGTGTTGTTGTCCCGTAATTGGCGTATGTGTAAACGTAAGGGGTTGATGTTTCCGCTAGATAGTAAAGCCCGCCGGTAACGCCTCCACCGATGGTAACGTTGGCTATTCCAAGACGAGCAGAGTCAAACCAGAAATCATTTATTTCCTCAATCGGATGCCCTGCGTGAGCAATCGTGAACCACAAGTCTTTATTATCGGTTCCGCCCGTGTTCGCATACGCCAGAACGCCACCGACCAACTGACGACCATAAACAATTGTACGAGGTTGTGTGCCGCCTCTAACAACGTTCTCGGTTCGCGTTTTATCCGCTTCGGTTTGTGGTATATCGTCCGGACCAACTAACTTACGCAGACCAATACTAATAGCCGCGTATAGGACAGCCTGAGTTGCAACGTAAACCGTTGTGGTTAATCCAACGCTTCCGATTCCAACTAGAGCAACCGTTATTTTTGCTGCAATGACAGCAATGACTTGAGGCATCTACAGAGCCCACCCATGAATAACCGAGCTTTCGTCGATAAATATCGTTCCGGATTTGGTCTTAACTACAATCCTTAACTCGTCCATCTTCACACCCATCAACTCGCCGATTGTCGGTAGTTCACACAATACAGGATCGCCCGTAAGTAATGAACCAAAACCAACCGGCTGAGAACCGAGCAGACTCGATACCAGTCCAGAGAAACCGCCCGCCTTTCTAATTAACTTATAGGCTTCCTTTTCGCTGTGGTACTCAAACCCCTCAGAGTAATCAATTCCCGTTATCTTCATCGCAACGCTATTCGCAAATCTCATGCAGTCAATCACGCCGTACTCGAATTCTTCATTCGCGTTATCCCGAAGCGAATCGGTGACCGCCTTGCGTCTATCTTCCAAATTTAAAATCCCCGAGACTTCTAAAGTTTACATATCCTCCATTTCTTCCGGTTCCTGTTGTGATCGCGGAAGCATCGCCCCACTTCAACTCAACGTCCTCAGTCGCAGCAGCCCACTTGAGAAACAGGTCGCCAGAGTAATCGTTTTGCAAGTCGGAATCAGAAAACACCGAGCCATTCGTTTTCTCGAATATTGCAAATTCACTTTCACAAGTAACCATCAAAGCATTATCGTCACCGAGACTGATTCGTGCGGTATCCATCGCGCCGCGCCATATCTCGTCAGGGTCAGCAACCAAAGTCCCTGCGGTAACATCTAAAGCGCCAATGTATAACGTGACCGGTCGAAGGTAGTATTGTTGATTTAACACCTCATCGAGAAGATCAGCATCAAGACCGGATAAAACTAAATCAATTTCGTAAGGTGATAATGTCGTTGATTCGCTTACGCCGGAAATACCACCGAATCCGCCGATTCCAATCCAGCTCGCAGAATCCCAAGAATACGTTCCCACTCCGTTGTGCAGATAGATCGTACCCGAGTCGAATTCTAGTTTAACAAAAACCAAGAATCGAACATTAGGCAACGCAACCGCTGTCGCTAGTGCAGAACTTAATCCTCGGTCACTCATAGAATATCCTCGATCAAACTAACCGTGAAGCTGGACCGTGGCGAAGCAACACCACCGAACTGGCTCGGCATGTTGTCCCAATTAACCGCAGGCTCGGCCAGATAGAACGTACCCACCGGAGCCGCCGTTTCAATCGAAGCGTTATCAGCCGGTGAGGTGTGTATTTCCGGACTACAATTAATCGTCGCATTCCCCGAACCGTCACTGGTCACATCACTCGTCACCATCTTAAATTCTTTGTTCGTCCCGTTCGTGAAGCTAAAGTAATCACCTGCCTTCAATACAACCGTGGAATTCGGCCACCCGTCCGTTATTAGCTGCGTTCCCGTTTGGGTCGCCCCATTAACCAAGGCTGTTCCGCCAAGCGCACCACGAGCCCCTGTGTAAGCGTGATCGCCTACTTCAACCCTGTTCTCCTGCCCGTTCATAAACGCAAGATAGCCACGCATCACAGATCGCTCTGATTCATTAAGGTTATTGAACATCAATTGCATCTGCCACCGAGCGCCTTCACGCGTAGCGGTCTGAATGGCACCGGTCAACGGTGATCGGAATACTTTGGTGTTATACAGGATACCAATCTGGCTCGTGGTCGGTGTGATCGCCGGAAACGCCGTTATTGTCGCCATTAGAAACGCCTCCGAGCCATATCATTCTGAATCTGCAACCGTTGTACCTTATTCGCCCGTTCTATCATTCCCTCAACTTCGGCTGTTTGCATTGACGAGCCGCTGAAATCGTATTGATTGTTTATCACAACTCCCGCACCACCGCCACCGCCTGATTCACCTTGACGGTTTACGCTAACGGTTTCGCCCTTGGTAGCCCTGAACGCAACGAGATTCGAGTCCGTTCCAGACTTACCGCCAACGGTGAAGGAACCGCCATTTGCAAAGGTAGGAAGGAACGACGACATAAGCCCGCCACCGACACCACCGACAAGGCTCATAAATAAATTAGTTATTTGAGAACCAACCCACTTAGTGACCATATCGTTCACCATGTTCGAGAAGTTATCTCGAAGTTGACCGAATACGCTCTTTCCGCTTTCACCAATTACTTTAAGGTTGTTCGTCATTTTGTCAGTGAACACTTGAGCTTTGTCGATTTCCTCCTCCGTGACCATTGGCGGAAGTATTGAGGAACCATCGTCACCGCCCGAAGCCCTATCGACTAAATCACTTACCGCCGCGTTATATTCTCTTACGCTACCGCCTGCCGTTGCGAAGCTTTCCGCATCCCGTTGAGCAGCCGCTGCTGTTTTCAATAATGCCTGCTCGAACATTTCCGCCTGTGCTGCGTTGGCAATCATCATCTGCCCAAACGTATCGCCAGCAACCAGGTCATCCGTTTCTTCTTGCAGCATTTTAAGTCGCGCCTTGTGCGCTCGCTGCTGTCGGAAGTGCATGTTTTTAAGGTTCTTTGATTGAAGCTCCTCAATCTTTTTCAGGTTAGCTTTGATTTGTTCGGCAGTATCGTTCCCACCAAGAATCCCACCCATGAAACCGGCAAACTCTGACCATTTCTTTGCAAGGAACGCGATAACCGTCAAACCATTTTGCCTGAACAGAAAGAACGCCTCACTAGCCGCCGCCATCGCGCCCGGTAACTGAACAGACATACCATCTGCGAGATTCGTCAACGCAGGAGCCATGTTTGTTACAAATTCCGTTGATACGCCACGCATGGAAGAAGTGAACCGGTTCATCGCGTCATTAGCGTCAGCCGCCTTATCAGCAGCATCTTGGGATAGTGATCGACCAAGTTCTTTCGCCTCACCACGGAGCTCACGAATCCCTTCCGAGCCATTACTGAACATCTGAATCATCTGCGTACCACGACCGCCGAAGATATCCATCGCAACAGCAGTCTTGGTGGTTTGATCGTCCAGATTGTTGAACGCGTCAGCCATCACCTCGATTTGTTTCTCAGGGGATAGTTTCGCTAGTGCGTCAACGTTGATACCGAGTGTATTATAGGCATCCGCATAAGTCGCAACGCCATCACGCGCTTCGGATACCGTTCTCACCATGTTTTGAATTGCTTTATCGACGGTCCCGAATTCGACGCCGGATTGTTCGGCAGCAAATTGGAGTTCTGATAACGCTTCGGTGCTAATGCCTGTTTTAATTGCGAGCTTCTGAATGTTATCCGCTGCATCAAGGCTTTGCTTTGCAACCATCGTGAGCGAACCGATACCAGCCAAAGCAATTAAATTACCGGCGAGACCGTTAACGGATTGATTGATTTTGTTGAATGTACGCTTGGTGGTTTTCTCGAAACGCTTGAACCGGTTCTGAGATTTCTTAATCCCGGTCTCAAGCCTGGTTGTATCAAGCCCTAGATCAACGAGCAGCGAACCGATTTTTTTAGCCACGCGCCTTACTCCGTTGTTCCTTAGCCTTTGAATTTAGCTCGTCCAATCGTCGAGCCTCTTTTGCCATATCTTCTTGAATCGATTCGTAAGCCAGAACTTGTGCAATATCCTGCGCGGTGAATCGCCTCCCAACATCGTCCGGAGTCATTTGAAACTGTAGGGCGAACCTTATGCGGAGTGCTGCGTAGGTATCGCCCTCAAGTCTTTTTTTTCCTGTTCAACATTAACGGAGTTTAATTCGTTTACCTTGTCGAACAACGGCATCAAGTTCTCGGCATCAAACTTCGACAGCGCCTCCATACCGATTTCAATGGATGGGAATAAAAGAACCCCTTGCGCGTCACACAAGACACCGGCAATCATCGCACGAACGTCTGACGGTTGGGGTTCTTCGTTCTCCCGATCTTTGAAGCGCCTAGCCATTTCGATTGAACCATCAAAACTTAGCTTGCGAACATAGGCTTGCTTCCCTATGAACTCAACCGGCATTACATCGACAACGTAATCGTCGAAATCTTCAAAGGTTAATTCATCCATTTTTATTCCTTAACTTGTTGCTCGGGTCAATGCGCCGGCAGGTACAAACGAAACCGAAGCCGTTGCAAGATCGCCAACAGTACCGGAAACAGGATTGTAACTGGTCAGAAGCATCGTGCCACTATAGCTTGGGTTCGTGCTACCGACCGCAGAACTTGTTGGTTTGATAACGACCGCAGTTGTTGAGCCGACCAACGCAAACAATGTCGCATCAACCTCACTAGCCGCATGGTCTTGAGAAAATTCAACCTCAACCGAATAGTTCAGCAATCCGCCGGTCATAATTCTGGTTGTGTCGCTCATGTTGGTATCATCAACACCTTCTGCTTCATAGTTAATCGCCACAGAACGAACGTGATCAGAAAGATCAACACTGTTAATCACTACGGAAGCATCTTTTAATACGAAAGTTGCCATTATTTAAATCTCCTTAAAGTATTCCTATGCTCACAGCGAAGGTAAACGCGCCACCCACTACGGTGTAACTTATTCGCCAGTAATCGTCTGTGACCGCTCCGGCCAAGTTTAAATGCTCGGCTGTTCTGCCTGTTGCCTGCGTGAACGTCATTCGAGTCGTCGGACTCGTGAAACTTCCATTGTCGTCGGATTGAACAATAACATCAATCGTTGTTCCCGCCGCCGCTGTGACGTGTAGGTTAGCATAAATGCTTTGTGCGGTGCTAAGTGCGCCCAATTGTGAGCCCGTCGAAGTTCCGGTACTGCTAACCGCACGATTCGCCTCAAGAATACCGCGAACCAGATTGCCCACAGCACTTCCAGAAATATTGGTGCCAGCCATATCACCAACCGAACCGCTTAACATTTGGTGAGTCAGTTGTGTCGCATTAACAAGGAAACAAGTCTCCTGCTCCGTACCCGCTTCGGTCGCAAATGAAATCGGAACGCTGCCAGCATGGTACGTTTGAATATCCGCATCGTATGTACTGAAATCCGCGTAAGCATCCATCGAGAAGCCGAACGTTTTCAAGCCACCAGCATTGCTGCGGGTTGAATCAGTCAGAACCGTATCATCGACCGCATCCGCACCGTATTCGATTGCTACCGCGCTTGCAATCTGACTCATGTCCAATCGACCTAAGAATGTTGGCCGGTTCTTGACGATAAAAGTTGCCATTCTTAAACCTCGTTGTAATGCAATCTGAAAGTGAGTTCGCGGGAGTATTCCCTATCGCCCTCATCGTAATTATCTGACCTGCCTTCATAGAAACAATCTTGAACGGTCACACCGTCAGCAACACCGCTGTATCTAGTCAATACCGTTCGCACATCGTTACTGGCATTGACGCACTCAAGAAAAGTATCCGCATATACTGAAACCGATACGGTGCATTCAGTCGGAACCGTTTCCTGTCCCATCACATTAACGGGATTCTCATCTAACACCTCGAACACCAAGTAAGGTTTGACCGCATCCTGTGGTGCTAGAATCGCCCATATCGCACCAGCGCCCGATAGGTTAGCAGTCGAGGATTCGAGTCGGGATTTAATCGCTGTCTCTGCCTCGGCCATTATTTAAATGTTTCCTTTTCCATTCCCGTCATTAGTCTACTCGTGATTGCTTCAACAATCTGCTGTTCCGAGCTTTTTAACGTGTTCTCAAATACATGCTGCCCCTCGTAGGACGTTCCCGAACGACCAAATTCGTACAGGTGAGCATATCTAGCCGCCGGACCTGACACGCCAACCTGCGCCATGATCATCTTCTTGTTAGCCCGACTTTTGAGAGCCTTCACGCCAATCGACCGCTTCAAGTGAACATCGTTTTCATCACCGCCGAGAATGATTCCCTTGCGTACCAGGCGCGCATATTTGCTCGCACCGGCACGAACCGCAGCCTTGCCTATCCTCATCTGCAATTTGTGTGGAAAGCGCCCCAAAGCGTTATCTAGCGCCTTAAACCCCTTATATTTCGTTTCCTGTACCGTACTCACGTTATTCCGCGCTCAATAGCGGTTATTCGCTGAATTTGACCCAAATCAAAGGCATCATCCACCGATTGAATATCGTATAACTTCCCGTTCCAGCTAATCCGGTGCTCGGGCAGAACGGGGTTGCTTGGGTCAACGCGACAGGTAAAAACAGATGGTTGATTGGAGGTGACTTGATCGCCGGACAACGTTTCACCGCCGCCACCACGAAGCACCTGCGCCCACAATATAATTAACGTTCCCCAAGAATTAGCGACACCACCAAAGGCATCGCGTGTATCCGTGTTCACTTGGACCGTGATCTTGTTTCGGAATCTTCCGGCTCGGGGTTTTCTCATCGCGCTCATTGGCAATCCTTATTAAGTGATTCCTAAACTGCCGGTTGAGTAATGATGAAATTCGGAAACGCCGAAGATAATGTTATTTAATCCCTCGGGTATTTCCGTTAGCTTCACCTCGTCCACAGCAGAACGGTTGTCGTACCAATGGTGTACAAGTAATTTGATCGCTGTCTTGAAGTGTTCCGGAACCGCCGCCGCATTCGCATAGCCAGCAGTTAGCCTGATCCGGATATTACCGATTCGTTCGTTGATGCTCGGGAGATTGGAAACGTTTTTTAATTGAATTCTTGAAGGAACAGAACTCAAGTCGGTCCAGTAATTCGATGATGACCATGTGGTGTCTGCATCGTCGGGATCATAGTATTTAACCGAATCAACCGCCGAAACAGGAGCCACGTTCAACGGTATAATATAAACACCACGGCTTCGCGGTGCATCCGTTAATTCGTCCCATGTATCCGAACGGAGTTCAACCGTCTGCGCGATTAAACGCATACCAGATCGCTGCTCAATGATTTTTCGGGCAACAGCAACCAACGCATCAACATAAGCATCATCGTCAGATATCACAATCCGGCAATGATCTTTCGCTTCCGCAGTTGTCACCGGTTCGCTGGCGGGTTCCGTGATCGTGATTAGTTCTAACATTAGCCGCCTTTCGCGTTGTCAGCTTTAGGCGCTTTAGCTTTGGCGCGGGTTTTCTTCTTCGGTTTCTCGGTCACGACAACCGGAGCAACTTCAACTTCCGCCCGTGTGATATACGGCTTGCTTTCCTTCCGCATCATTTCAAGGTGTGCCGCCATGCTGCCAGAAATATCTAGTTCCTGACCAGCGTTGACCGGTTCCCCATCCAACATAAAACTTACGTTCGCAATAAATTTCATTTAGTAACCTCTAAAAAAAGGGCGGCTCTTACACCGCCCTGATTAGCTCGGAGACTTATCTTTCTTTAGTACTTGGCGCGGGTTCGCACATAAGAAGCGGCGATAGGGCAACCGTTGCTGTGGGTGCCTGTATAGCTTCCGACGACTCGAACATAACGCTCGCGGCCAAGATAGGCAGTTGTGAACAAAGCACTATCCTCTGCGGGAGCATCAATCAGCGCGAACGTACCGGTTGCAGTCGCAGCGACCGAACCTGTAATG